GCTCTACATGATCCATCATTTGCTCCGTTCAATAGAGGTGGCACAAGTCGGACCGCCCATGGACCTCATCATGGGGTAGTCAAGCTGGCACTCAAGGACTGGACATCGATCTCGCTGCTCGCGGCACGTCTGCCGTTTTCACCCACTCCTCGAACGGACCAAACCAATACCCATGCTATAATAAATAAATAAATAATAAATAAATAAATAGGAACTATACAATCCTTAATATACTAGGCGGAATCATTTAAGCGTGTTTGCTTCTCCCTCTCTGTTTTTGTGTTTTACAAATTTTACATGTTTTTTTTACGATTTTATCAATTTTATTTACACTAAATCTAAAGAGGTAGCTAAAGTCTTAAATGCGTCGGGCTCCGCGCATGCTGGCTTTGGGCTTAGAAACGATCACATCGGCTTGGTTGATGTATGCGGCATGGGCACGTTGCATGTAGTTGACCACATCGGTTTCGGTATTGGCGTAGATGGTATTTTCGCGCACGATGTTGTCGGTGATGGTCATAGCAGCTTGAGGTCCATTCCATAGGTTCAACGCTCCATCTGATTTGATCGTTGCGGACAAGGTTAATGTCCTGTGTTCGTCCAAAGGAATGTAGATGAATCGGCTGATGTCATCAACGTAGCGATATTGATCTCCACGGAGTGCGTTCGGGCTCCAGTTCAGTGCATCTCTCCAGTCAGTAGAAGTTAAGCCATGCATGTCAGGTGTGTCTGCGACGAGGTTCTCCCAGTCCACGTTGCCGTTTGCGGAAATCATAATACCCACGGGATACCTATTATCGTAAGGTTGGTTGCCACTACCATGGTTAGGATGGATCAGTTGCCGGTAGCTCTGGTTCATTAGAGAATGGGGTGAGCGATCTGGATCGACGTGTCCGGAGTAATTGTCTTCGAGTAGTTCTCTCCAGCTCAGATATAGGCGTAGGTATTTTGGGACGATGTAATCCATAATTCTGTATCGGCCAGATAGGTATTCGAGTATGATGATAATTCGCATTGGGGCATCGGGTATTAGGCATGATGTATTCAGTTTATGGGTGACGACTTCTTGGTGTTCGCGTCTGACGTCTCTGTACGCAGTACGGCGAGAGTACGTGTTGCTCGACATCTTTGTGCCACTGAGATAGGATCAAAAGT